GCTGCTCTCAGAACAGTATCAGCTGATATATCCAGAGATGAACAAATACACGTTGCGACGAATAGTCTCGTATGTGCTGAGTTGGGGCTTGTTCCTAGCTCTTCTTTGGATAAGCTTCGGAAGGCAACTATACAATGGGTACTACAACCCCTAACAGAAAACAATACTGATAAATATTTGTCGAAAAAATTTTGGCTGGAAGCGAGCGATCAGTTAATGTATCAGGGCAAAGCCCCACAGTTTTCTGACACAAAAGCAGCTCGTATGCCATCATTTTTTGAACATGACAATAGAAACCTCCCTCAATACGCTTAGCTTTCATACAGAAAAGCTAGCTAAATTAGTTGAGGATTTAGAATCCAAGTTCGCTTGGTATCCAGTCCACCCCAAGGAGGATTTAGCCTCCATTATGTATCGCTCTGGACAACAGGAAGTGGTACAGTATATAAAATCTATTTTAAACGAATAACATGTGTATATTTAGAGGAGGACGCCCTACACCAATAGCACCACCTGCTCCCATACAACCTAGACAACCAGATTTAGTAAGAGCATCTACACTCCCTACTAAAAAAGAACTGTTAGATCCTGATGATACAGCAGGCGTAGAATATGGTACATCATCTAAGAAAGGTACAGCAACTGCTGGTGCTAAAACAGGAACAGATGCTTTAAAAATAAACATCAACACTGGAACAGGTGATACTGGAGGCATGAATGTATAAGGCTAGAACAAGGTACTCTCAGCTAACATCAGGAAGAACTCAGTTTCTTGACATGGCAGTAGAGTGCTCTGAACTTACCTTACCATATCTTGTCAGACAGGATGAAAGTTACAGAGGGAAGAAGACTCTTCTTCAACCCTACCAATCAGTCGGAGCTAAGGCAGTTGTAACCCTTGCAGCCAAGCTTATGTTAGCTATGCTACCTCCGCAGACAGCCTTTTTTAAACTACAGGTACGTGACGATAAGCTAGGTGAGACACTAGATCCTCAGATGCGTAGTGAGTTAGACCTATCATTCTCTAAGATTGAGAGACTGATCATGGACTACATAGCTGCATCAAGTGATAGAGTAGTCGTACACCAAGCATTGAAGCACCTGATTGTGTCTGGTAACGCCCTTATATTTATGGGTAAAGATGGTTTAAAACACTATCCACTACAAAGATATGTAGTAGAAAGAGATGGTAACGGTAACGTAATAGAAATTATTACAAAAGAATTAGTAAGCAGAAAGGTATTGGGTATAGCACCCCCACCTTCCGGAGAGCCTAACGGCGACTATGGTGCTACAGAAGACGACGCTGAGGTATACACCTGTGTCAAGATGGATGAGAGCAGCGGTAACTGGAAATGGCATCAAGAAGTGGACGACATGATCCTCGAGGGTAGCCTAAGCACAGCACCGAAGAACGCCTCACCATGGTTAGTGCTTCGATTTAATACAGTAGACGGTGAAGATTATGGACGTGGTAGAGTCGAGGAGTTTATTGGAGATCTAAGAAGTCTCGATGGATTATCTCAGTCTCTTGTAGAAGGAGCAAGTGTGGCAAGTAAAGTTGTCTTTCTTGTCTCACCATCTGCGACAACCAAGCCCGGAACACTTGCCAAAGCTGGTAACGGAGCTATCATACAGGGTAGACCAGAAGACGTAGGAGTCGTGCAAGTCGGTAAGACGGCAGACTTTGCTACAGCTGCACAGCTGGCGTCAGTTATAGAAAAAAGAATACTCGAAGCTTTCTTGGTTATGAATATCAGAAACGCAGAGAGAGTTACTGCTGAAGAGGTACGCCTCACACAGTTGGAACTAGAGAAATCTTTGGGTGGCTTATTCAGCTTGCTCACGGTTGAGTTCCTAGTACCTTATCTCAACAGAACTTTGTTGATATTACAACGCAGTAACCAGATACCAAGACTACCTAAAGATGTCGTGAGACCTAAGATTGTAGCTGGTATTAATAGTCTAGGCAGAGGACAGGACAACGAAGCTCTAACTAGATTTATAGCAACAGTTGCACAGACGCTGGGACCAGAAGCTTTAGTTAAGTTTATAGATCCAAGCGAAGCTATCAAGAGACTTGCAGCAGCACAAGGTATTGACGTACTCAATCTTGTACGTACACCAGAGCAGCTAAATCAATTGAAACAAGAGCAAGTAAGTGACAGAGCAAATCAATCACTTGTAGATCAAACTGGACAGCTTGCAGGAACACCACTGATGGATCCTGAGAAGAATCCACAGATAGCTGAACAGGCAGCAGCAGCAATACAACAACTATCACCACCACAATAATATGGCAGAAACATTATCTTATCAGGCAGAGACACAGACAGAAACTATGCCTGATAGTCTTACACCAGAAGAACAGGACTCCTTAAAAGTTGGCCAAGAGCTAGCTGAAAAACAGGAGCCCTTACTTGCTGGTAAGTACAAGAGTGCAGAAGATTTAGAGAAAGCCTATGTAGAGCTACAGAAAAAACTTGGAGATAATAAAGAAGAACCAGAAACCACCAGTGCAGAAGAGAAGCCAGAGGATAAGCCACAGCTCTCCGATGGAGCTACTTTAATTACTTCTGCTACTGATGAGTACTATAAAAATGGTAACAAACTATCTGATGAAACACTCAATAAGTTTTCTTCTTTATCAAGTCAAGATCTAATCAAGGCTTACATGGAGGTACAAAAACTACCTGAGTATCAATCAAGAGCTGCTGAACCCTCTCCTGAAATAACTGAATCAGATATTAATCAGATTAAAAACTCAGCAGGCGGCGAGAAAGCTTATGCAAATATAATAAACTGGGCCAAAGCTAACCTAGATCCTAAACAGATAAATGCGTTTGATGAAGTAGTAAACACCGGCAGTACACAGGCTATACAACTAGCTGTAGCCGGACTCAAATCAGCATACACTGAAGCAAATGGAACAGAAGGTAAAATGGTTACAGGTAAAGCACCCACAACAAACAGCGGTGACGTCTTCCGCAGTCAGCAAGAGTTAGTCAAAGCGATGAGCGATCCTCGTTATGATAATGACCCAGCTTACAGACAAGATGTAATTGAAAAACTAGACAGATCAGATTTGGAGTTTTAATTATGCCCGGACATTACGGAGACAAAAAGAAAAAGACAGGCAAGAAAGTCCCAAAGGGGCTAGCCGCACTCGCAAAAAAAAGACCAAAAGTTGCGGCTGCAATCATGAGAAAAGGTAAAAAGTAATGGCTAAAAAAGAGAAGGGAGGTCACTCCCCCTACGAACCATACAAACCAGCACCCTCTGGCCCTTATACCAAACCACCTAAAAAAATAGCTTCAGCTAAAAATGTATTCTCTACACCTTATCATGATGACTTACGGAATATAAATAAGTTTCGTGAGAACGCTGACAAGGTATTTAAAAGAAAGAAACAGACTAACAACCCTGTAAACGAAGCGTAATGGCTGTCAAGAAAAAGAACGTCAGTCTCAAGATGGGAAAGCACAAGTCCCGTACTGGTGGACTGACAGCAGCCGGTAGAAAGAAGTACAATGCTGCTACCGGCTCTAACCTCAAGGCTCCACAGCCCGGAGGTGGTGCACGTAAGCGTTCCTTCTGTGCTCGTATGAGTGGAGTAAAGGGACCAATGAAAAAACCAAACGGCAAGCCTACTCGTAAGGCTCTTGCCCTTCGCAAATGGAAATGCTAACATGGCAATGACATATTCACAAGACGGTTCTGTAAAGAAACGCAAAGGCAATAAAGTTGCTATGGACATCTTTCCTTCTAAGCTTCCTAAAGATATAGAAGATCAGCTTAATGAACCACAGGAACCAAAAGATGGTAAGAAGATCCTTAAAAGATTAATGAAAAAAATTAAGAAAGGAAAAGTCTAATGGCTAAACGAGGATTATACGCAAACATTCACGCCAAGAGAAAGCGGATCGCCGCTGGCTCTGGTGAGAAAATGAGAAAGGTGGGTTCTAAGGGTGCTCCCACCGCCGCTAACTTTAAACGGTCAGCGAAAACAGCAAAACCTTACAAGAAAAAATCAAAGAAATAATGACTAACGAACCACTCAATTTATTCGCAAACGAAACACCCCCAAGACTTATGTCAAATCATAATCACGACAACGATCAGTGGCACGTAGCAGAGGAAACTAATGGACGCCTCGCTATGATAGGCTTTGTAGCCGCACTAGGTTCATACTTTTTTACAGGACAAATCATCCCCGGAATATTTTAATGACACCAGAAGCAGAAAGATTTAATGGTTGGGCAGCTATGCTCGGCTTCGTAGCAGCTCTAGGAGCCTACGCAACAACAGGAAATATTATCCCCGGTATATTCTAATGGCAGCTATCTCAGTAACAAGAGAGAGCCAAGCTAGCAACTGGGAAAGCTTTTGCCAGTGGGTAACAAGCACAGAGAACCGCTTATACGTAGGTTGGTTTGGTGTGTTAATGATACCTTGCTTACTAGCAGCAACAACTTGTTTTATACTCGCCTTCATCGCAGCACCGCCTGTAGACATAGACGGCATACGTGAGCCAGTTTCCGGCTCGTTATTATACGGAAATAATATTATATCAGGAGCAGTCGTCCCCTCCTCAAACGCAATCGGACTACATTTTTATCCAATTTGGGAAGCCGGCACACTGGACGAGTGGCTATATAATGGTGGACCATATCAACTTATTGTCTTTCACTTTCTTATAGGTGTTGCAGCTTATGCTGGTAGACAGTGGGAACTATCTTATAGACTCGGTATGAGACCGTGGATCTTTGTTGCTTATACAGCACCTCTATCCGCAGCTCTTGCTGTGTTCTTAGTCTACCCTTTCGGACAAGGGAGTTTCAGTGATGGTATGCCTCTTGGTATTTCTGGTACTTTTAACTTCATGTTTGTCTTCCAAGCAGAACACAATATCCTTATGCACCCGTTCCATATGCTCGGTGTTGCTGGGGTATTCGGTGGAGCTCTTGCAGCTGCTATGCATGGAAGTCTCGTTACTTCCTCAATCGTTAAGGAGACAACAGAAAACGAATCTCAAAACTATGGCTACAAGTTTGGTCAAGATGAAGAGACTTACAACATCGTTGCAGCTCATGGCTACTTCGGTAGATTAATTTTCCAATATGCTTCTTTTAATAATTCTCGTAGCTTACATTTTTTTCTCGCTACTTGGCCCGTCGTTGGCATATGGCTCACCTCAATGGGTATCTGCACGATGGCTTTCAACCTTAATGGTTTTAACTTTAATCAGTCCATTGTCGACACAAACGGCAAGGTCATTCCTACTTGGGCAGACGTTGTAAACAGACAGAACCTTGGTATGGAAGTGATGCAC